CGCACAGCTTCACATCGTGTTTCTGCCCTCCACCGCGCCCGCCTGGCTTGCGGTAGTCTTTAACCCTGCGTCAGTTTTCGGATACGTGCGGCGATGGTCTGCCGCTGCGTTTTAACGCCGATTTTCAGGTAATACTGTTCTGCGGTGGCCAACAGCTGATCGGCCTTCTGAAGTGTTTCCACATCGTCCACACCTGCCGCTGTTTTCTGGCCATCCTCACCGCGCAGCAACTGCAACCCGGCGAACTTGAACCATTTCGCCGTCACCTGCTCATGCAGCCGCCACCGGGTGGCCACGTTCTCAAACGTGCGAGAAAAATACGGTTCAATGCTTTCCCCGCGCCCGGCAGACTCCTCCGCCCAGGCCAGCATCGTATCGGCCACGAACGTCGGGAAATTGCTGCGCAGCCGTTCCGGCGTGGCCTGTTGCTGGGCAATAGCGATATCAGCCCATTCCAGCGCCTTATCCAGATAGCCCACGTCAAACAGCCAGATCACGCACCACGCCAGAACCGGATTGGCATATACCTGGCCGCTGGCCAGATACGCTTCCACAGTCGGCACCCATTTGGGCAGCAGCACGTTGCGCTTATGCTCAACGCGATCCGCAATCAGCGGCAGGCTTCGCACCTGTTCCACGTCTGTTTCCAGCGCCTTAATCAGAAGGTGCATGCTTTCCGTAGTGCCAACGGCCAGGCTTTGTTTCAGCTTTTGTTCCATCGCAATGCGCTGGTTATGACGCTGCGCGGGTGAAAGAGACATTGATTAACCCTCCACTGGCTCAGACGGCTTGCCGATGGTCACGGCATCTTCATCAATCGCCGCGTACAGCTCCGGCACTTCAATCGCGTAACCTTCATTACGCAGATAGCTGTTTTCGAACTGTTTGCGGTCATCTTCAAAGCGCGCTTTACGCTGGCGCGTGTTGCGCTGGGTGTAGATATGCAGGTTCGAAAGTGGCGTAACCACCATGCGTTTGCCCGGCATGAACGGCGGGATAATCGCCTGACGGCCAGCGATGGTGTTACCCAGCAGCTGCGCCGCGATTTTCTCCGTTGGGCGGTCAGCAGCCTGGAACAGGCGGTACTGTTCAGCGGCCACCAGGTCAGCACCTACCAGCACCACCAGGCGCGGGTCATTGCGGAACTGTGCCGGGATTTTGGCGTTAATCAGATCGGAGGCCATCGCATCCAGCGATTTATAATCACCCGCCTGATCGAGCACCACCGGATCGGTCATGATTTGCTTGCCGCCCAGCATGGTTTTCATGATTTCATGCCAGCCAATGTTCACATCTTCGCCGTTCGGGTTGGCAATCGGGTCTGTGGTTTTGGCGCGGTGTGTACCGTTAAAGCCGATACGCAGCATATCCATGGCAAACGCCTGGGTACTGAAGGTCTGCACCAGGTTGTAAAACTCATTTTCTTCCTTCCCGGCGTTCGCCCAGACGGAAAGCAGATCCCAGCGCAGCGCCGCACAGCTGTCCGTTTCAACCAGGGAATAGGTATTGCCATCAACACCCACCTGGCGGACGAAACGGCCTGTTTCACTGCGCCCGGTATGAAGGACAGATGCGCCCACGTTGACGACCTGACCACTCAGCTGGTCAACGTCCAGCGTGGTGATCCAGTTCAGGAACTCGACGGACTCCAGCATGGCCAGACGCAGCGCGGTTTCCTGCGGGTCATTTAGCGAAAAATAACGGCCAGGGTTTTGCGTGCCAAAATGCTGCGCCAGCCCCGCCGTATAATTGTCCAGTAAATCCCGCGCACGGTTATTCAGTAACATAAGACTCCCTCGCAATTAAGCGATAATAAAAATGTTTTGCTTATTCGCGTTGCGGTTAATTACAGGTAGCTAAATTTACCGGATTTGGACTGCACCTGACGCTGTTTGCGCTGACCGCCCTTATTACCCAAATCATTAAAGCGGGTAACAATCTCTTTTGCATTATCACGAATAACGGCAAACTCTTCCGTGTCCACTACTTCGGTAATAGTGTCAACATCGTCCTGCACGGAATTAAGCTGGGTTTCAATTTTACCCACCCGTGCTTCCAGATCGTTCAGCGCACTCGCCAGCGCCTGCAATTTATCATCAGCAGGTGGATCGTCCTGCGGATTTTCATCTTCAAACTTCGGCTTAATACCAAACAATTTCTGCCAGTTCTTCATCTTCCCTTCCTGCGTAATTTTACCGTTACGGGAAATCACACAACTGTAATATCCCTGTTTGTTTAATTTGCGCTGACTAAAGCGCAGCCGTGTCGTTCCTACACTTGCCGGGTTGTCAGTGACAGCCAGCCCCTTCAGATATGTACGATCCCCTCCGCGCCAGTTCAGCTCCGGCTCTACGGAGAAAAAAAGCAGCTGGCCTTCGTCGTTTGCATAAATCAGGCGCTTATTCGGGCACAGGCTGACATACAGCCGCGCCAGCCCGTCATCGCCGTCCTGCCACATCGCTTCCAGCACTTCACCAAAGTTTCCGGCGTAGCGCTCGTGCTCTGGCCAGAGTAAAGCGGCGTAATGGTCAGGGTCATAGGTTTCCCCCATGTCGATAATCCATTGCCGTTCCAGCACTCGCCCATCAACCGTATCGCCTTCAGTAGCAACACACAGCCAGCCAGTTTTTAAATGCGACACATATTTCCCCCTCTGTCGATTAACTGAATAACTTGCTGTGGATTAGATTATTGCTAATTAAACACCCCCCCGCATTACGCTTTATTCTGAACAATTCGGTTATAAACCATTACCGAACAGCCCCGAATTAACCCCGCCGTTTTTTAATCATTAGCACGGCATAATTAAATCTATGGCTAAATACTCAGACGAATTAAAAGGCGTTGTCCGCGCACTTTACTTGCGCCGTTACACGCCCAAAGAAATTGCATCAGAATTAAATCTGCCGAATGCGCGGATCGTTTACTACTGGGCGGAAAAATATAAATGGGCTGACCTGCTCAGTTTTGAAAGCACAGAGGAGGCAATTGAACGCCGTTACCAGCTGTTAGCGGGACGCGACAATAAAACGGATCTGGATTTAAAGGAGATGGATTTGCTTATTGCTCACGCCACAAAACTGCGTGCCCAGAGCAATAAACATAAAGAAAAGCTGGCCTCCAGCCAGGGGGAACGGCAGGCAGCTGCGCGAGGCGATAGCGAGGACGAACCCCGCAGCAAACGTAAGTACAAGAAAAACGATATTTCGTCTCTTACCCAGGAAGATTTTGACTCCTGGGCAGAGGAGCATCTTTTCGAATATCAGAAACACCTGCGCCGCAACATTAGCCAGCTGGTCAGGAACATCCTGAAAAGTCGCCAGATCGGTGCAACCTGGTACTTTGCGTTTGAAGCGTTCGAAAATGCGGTAATAACGGGCGATCCGCAAATCTTCCTGTCCGCGTCCAAAGCACAGGCTGAAGTGTTCCGGTCTTACATCGTCAACATTGCCGAACAGTATTTCGGTATCACGCTGACCGGGAACCCGATCCGCTTAAGCAACGGCGCAGAGCTGCGTTTTCTGTCGACCAACAAAAACACCGCCCAGTCATACAGTGGCCATCTTTACTGTGATGAATATTTTTGGGTGCCCAACTTCGCAAAACTCAATGAAGTGGCCAGTGCGATGGCCACCCATGACAAATGGCGCACCACCTACTTTTCAACGCCATCGGCCAAAACGCACCAGGCGTACCCGTTCTGGACGGGTGAAGAGTGGAAACAGGGCAGCAAGAAACGTGCGGCCATTACGTTTCCGCTGTTCGATGAAATGCGGGACGGTGGAAGGCTCTGTCCGGACGGCCAGTGGCGCTATGTCATCACCATGGAAGATGCCATTGCGGGTGGCTTCAACCTGGCCAACATCGAGAAGCTGCGCAACCGCTACAACACCGCCACATTCGACATGCTTTACATGTGCGTGTTCGTGGACAGCAAGGATTCCGTTTTCAGCTTTTCCGACCTGGAAGCGTGCGGCGTGGAGGTGGACACCTGGCAGGATCACGACCCGGATGCAAAACGGCCGTTTGGGGACAGGCCAGTCTGGGGCGGCTTTGACCCGGCACGCAGCGGTGATTTGTCGTGTTTTGTGATTGTCGCCCCGCCGATGTTTGCCGTGGAAAAATTCCGCGTGCTGAAGGTGATTTACTGGAAGGGCATGAACTTCCGCTACCAGGCCAAGCAGATCGAAAAGCTGTTTGACCAGTACAACTTCACTTATCTGGGCGTGGACGTAACCGGGATCGGCCAGGGGGTGTTTGACAATATCCAGCACTTTGCCATGAAAGTTGTTGTCCCGATCCGCTACGACATGAACACCAAAAACCAGCTGGTACTGAAGGCCGCCGACGTGGTGGAAAGCCAGCGTATCGAGTGGGACAAAAACCTGAAGGAAATCCCCGCCAGCTTTATGTCAGTGCGGCGCACTACCACGCAGAGCGGTAACGCAATGACCTTTGTTGCAGACCGCAGCCAGGACACTGGCCACGCAGAGGCATTCTGGGCAATCACCCACGCCCTGCATAACGAACCACTCAACTATGAAAACAAACCAAAATCCCGCTGGGGTGTAAGGAAACAAGCAGCATGAGCAAAAAGAAACATTTTGTGAAGCGCGAACAGCGCGGCGATAAGTCCAAAAAAATGAGCATTATCAGCTTTGGCAAACCAGAACCGGTACTGACTACCGGAACCGATTACCGGGAAATCTGGTACGACAACGCCGCCGACCACTACACCCAGCCGATTGACCGTCTGGCGCTGGCGCAGCTTATCAACCTGAACGGCCAGCACGGCGGGATTATCCACGCCCGTAAAAACATGGTGACGGCGGACTATCAGGGCGGCGGCCTGACGTTCGACGAGCTGGAGGCCGCTGTTTTTGACTACCTGACCTTTGGTGATATCGCCGTGGCCAAAGTCCGTAATGGCTGGGGAGACGTGATCGGGCTTCAGCCGCTGCCGGGACTTTATCTCCGCCGACGAAAGGAGAGAGAAAACGCGGAGACTGTGCCAGGGGATTACGTGGTTTTACAGGAAGGCGAGCCGCTGGCGTTCCCGCCTGACGATATCATTTTCATCAAGATGTACGACCCGCAGCAGCACATCTATGGTCTGCCGGACTACATCGGCGGCGTTCATTCTGCCCTGCTGAACAGTGAGGCGGTTATTTTTCGCCGTCGCTACTACCACAACGGCGCACACACGGGCGGCATTCTGTATACCCGTGACCCCAGCATGACGGACGAGATGGAGGAGGAGATTGAACAGCAACTGCGGGACAGCAAGGGGATCGGCAACTTCTCCACCATCCTGGTGAACATCCCTGGCGGCGACGGTGACGCGATCAAGTTTATTGAGATGGGGGACATTTCGGCCAAAGATGAATTTGCGAGCGTGAAGAACATCAGCGCCCAGGACATTCTGAACGCGCACCGCTTTCCGGCCGGGCTTGCAGGTATTGTTCCGCAGAATACTGCCGGGCTGGGCGACCCGGAAAAGATTGAGCGCACCTACAAAAAGAATGAAGTGCTGCCCATTCAGCGCCGCCTGGCGATGGCCATCAACAGCGATCCGGAAATTCCGCGCCACCTGCATTTGAATTTTGCTGAAGAAACAACGGTGAAGGGTGCAGCATGAGTCAAAAAAGGCTAAAATCCAGGCATTATTTGACAGCCGGAGAATGGAATATGAGAGTCCTGAAAATTGAATGTCCGGAGTGCGGCTCTAAGGCTGTGATTCGCAAAACTAACCGAAAGCACCGCCAGATTGCAGATATTTACTGCGCATGCGCAGATGTGGAGTGTGGGCACACTTTTGTTATGAATTTGACGTTTTCCCACACTCTCAGTCCCAGCGCTAAAACGGGTGACGCTCTGGTACAAACCTTATTAAAAAATCTGTCACCCAATCAGAAGCAAATGGCTCTGGATTTACTGAAAGCCGCCCCTGCCGCCTGAATCGCCCCCATTATGGGGGTGTTTTTTTTCATACTGATCCAGCTTCCTTCCCAGTTCCTGCGTCATCTCTCCAAGCCAAGCCAGCGCCACATCCTTTTCATCTTCAGAACAGTCAGCGGTTGCCATAAGTTTTGCAACTAAAGCGATCCGTTGAAAGGCAACGGTTTCAAAAAATAAATCCTGCACAGTATCCTCCCACGCAAACAACTGTATAAACATACAGTACACTCAAAAGCATTAATTGTGAATTTTTTTATTCACACCAGTACCAATTTACGTTTTACATATCACACACTTACAGGCTATTACTGCCAGCCTGGCCATTGCTCATCTTCCGGATTGTTCCGTTTCTCCTGCAACCTCCCTTCCCTGTAAATCAGGGCAGATCGGCCAAATTTGAGACCGCCACCCCGCTTCAGAATGTCGATTTCTTCATCCGTTCCGGCAAACCCTCGCTGGTTCAGTTCCAGTTT